GGATTCTTCTTCCAGGCGCTTGACGATGATGTTGTCAAACAAGATGCCGGTCTTTTTGTTCGACAGCGCATTTTGCTTTGCCTGGTCTCGAAACAAGTCGGCGCCGACAAAGCCGATGGTGCGCAACATGTCCTCGTCGACCAGTTCATTGACCTGGTCGACCGTGTTCTGCACAGTCTCGATGAGGCTTGAGGGATCGAAATCCATTATTTTGTCGCCTCACACATGAGAAAAACGAAATCCCGATCATTCGAGTCGGGCAGCACCGCTTTGATGTCGTAATCGACCCGCTTGTAGCGTGCCTTCATCGTTGCATCAACATCAGAGCGAATCCGGATCCTGATCGAGCATTTGACGATGGAGACGTCAGCGTTTGCGCGAATGGCTTCGGCGCCGGACTGGAACTTCACATTCGCCCACACCTCGGGTAGAGGCGTCCAGGCCTCTGGAAGTCGCTGGCCCGCGCCATCCCGGGCCGTTGTGCGCTTCAGGAGCGCAATCCGATCGTTCATCATCCGTGCACCACCAGCGGCCAGAGCAGCCGTTTGACAAGCTCATTTTTTGGCTGACCACCGGACTGGAAGTGCTCGCCCACACGCGCCAGAACGAAACCGGTGATCTCGAACGGCACGACACCAGGATCTACCCCGTAGCCGCAGCGGTATTGCACCTCGACCGCATTTACGCGGTTCTGAGTCGGCGGCCACACGTGGCCCGGCGCCGGCAGGACATATCCCGGCTCGCTCTCAGCATCCACGAGGTAATCTCGCGGATCCAGCGTGCGCTGCACGCCGTCGACATCGTAGAACCGGATGTGGTCGACCTGCAGCAGCGGCGGCTTTCGAAGCTCGATTGCGCCACCGAAACGGTCCAGCGTCAGGCGCCAGGTCTGCTCCATGACGGCGCGGCGCGTTTCACCTTCCGCCTCGGCGGTGTAGATCCGGATGGCTGACTCGATCTCGCCATCGAGTGGCGACGTGCCATCCTCCCCGACGTCAGCTCGTGCAGCGGTGCGCGCGGCCGCCATCGAAGTTGCCAATGTGGCCGGTGGAGTAATCAGTCGCAGGCTCATCGGGTCGTTCCTTGTGTTGCTGGTGGGCGGCCGGCGCCGTGCGGCGCGCCAGGCGCTGCCGGCGCGCGCGCGTATTCGACGGCGGCCGCATCCTGCTGCTTCAGCAGCTCGGTGTTTGGCACGCTCGGCAGTTGCGATGCATCGATCATCAGTTGTCCACCCTGTTAAATTGAATGGTCCGGTAGAAGCGCTCGCTGTTCGCACAGTCAATGCGGAAGTCGCAGTAATTCGCGCCGGCAGGAAGCGTGTCCATGCCGCCCAGCTTCACTAGGATCAAAGACCCCTGGATCATTGCTGGCACGAGCTCTTCGACCCCGACCGGAAGCGCTTTCACCTGAGTGGCCGTGGTGCTGCTGTCGACCAGGTCGTTTCCGATATCTCCGACGAAATAGCTTTGCTCGTCCGGATCCTTGTCGAGCAAATACACGCCAACCTGTTGCTTGAACCAGGTCGTGCGGTCGATCCGCTCACCATTTGCGAGGGTGATGCGGAGTGTGCAGAAGTTAGATGCGCCGATCGCCGCGTTAAACCCGCCCAGCTTCACCGCGATCAGCTTGCCCTGAATGACGGGTTCCTCGATTACGGTGACACCGGCCACCAGCGCGACAACCTCCTTCGCTGTCGTGCCGCGCTCGGCCAGGTCAATCGTGATGTCTGCCACCCAGTACCGTTCGTCGAGCGGGTGCTTCTCGCTCCACCACCGCCCTGTTTCCAGGTACGGGGCATTGGGCAACCGCACGGTCGGCACACTGCCAAATTTCACCACGCGGGTGCCGCCCGGGAATGCGACCCGGCGGGACTCCGCCACCGTCGAGGCCGACACCGCATTTTGCGCAGGCTGCGCGGCCAGCGTGGTAAAGCTCGCCGACAGCGGCGTGGCACGATTCCCAGCCGCGTCGAAGGCGCGCATGCGCACCGCGTGCGCAGTACTTGCAGGCCGGCTAGAAACCGCTACCGACCGGGCGGCATTGGCAATCAAGCTGTAGTTCTCCCCGCCGTCGATGCTGTATTCATAGCCAGCAACGCCGACTGCATCTGTCGCCGCCGGGCACGACAGCATGGCGCCCGACGTGGTGATGGCGGACACCGTGATCTCGCCGGTCATTACGGGTGCCGTGGTGTCGCCACCCGGAACCGGCATTTCCCAAATAACCGAATTTGGCTGCGCTTCAAAATCGGGTAGTAGCCGCAGTTTGTTGTCCAGGCGTAGCGCAGCTTGGTCGATGTATGCGCCGCTGTACGCGCCGACCGGATGCGTGATCGCGTGCTTCTTCCACGTCGCACCAGAGTCGGTGGTGGTGAAAAGGTACAGCTGGTTTGCAGTGCCCAGCGTGGCCGGCACGTTGTCGTCAGTCGTCGCAGCGGTGACGATGATCTTCCCGCCGTGATACGCAACGTGTGGCGTGCCCGCGTCCTGCAGGCCGTTGTGCGCCATCAGACGAGTGCGCACCCACTTGTTTGTGGTCGTGTTGTACTTGGCCACCCACAGGCTGCGGAAGGCTTCGTCTGGGTGCTGCCAGCTTGCGACCAGCAGCGGCTGACCGTCGGCGCCGATTGCAATGCGCGCCACGCTCGCGTTGTGGTTGTAATTGTTGTTCGGAAATGCAATGTCGCTGTCGTCCGTGCCGCTGACCAGTGGAAGATTCAGCGCCTTGCCACGCATGGTCGTGAAGGTCGTACCGCCGTCCGTCGACTTGATCAGATTGATGTTCTGGCGCGGGTAGCCAGACATCGTGAACGGGCCATCGCCCTGCAGGAACTCGGTCGTTACGTACAGCGTGTCGACGCTCGCAAAGGCAATCTCCATGCCGTAAGAGCCAAGGTACGAGGCCGCATTGCCAGCGAGGAAGTCAGCGCCTTTGCGGTCGAACGTGGCGCCGTTCCATTTGTAGATGCCGGCCAAGTAGCCATTGCCGCGTGCGCCCATCCACATGCTGCCGTCGAACTGGTTCCGGAAGAAGCGGCGGTAGGAACAGTTTACGTCGAGGCCCACAGGTGCGGTCGTTGCCACCAGTGCCGAAATGTCTTCGGTAGGCGCCGACAGGCCCTTCCATGGTGTGTGGTGCGCTTCGCCATAGGTGATGACCTTGCCGTCGTCAGTAACGCACACGCTGCCGTCCCGGTGCCCGATGGTCGTATCGTGCGTCCCGGTGCCGATCTGCACGTCCTGGATCATCTCGTACGTGTTCTTGTTCAGCTTCGCCAGGCGCGATTGCTGCACGCCCCCGACGGTCACGGGGGCGACGACATAGACCGCGTTGGCCGTAGTCCAGATCGGCGTGTACAGCGACAGCAGCGAGATCACTTTGGTGCCCGAGTACGGCGTGTTGAAGCTCGTTGGCGACAGGTTACCGGCAGGTGTGACGCTGGCTTCGACCAGATCGGGGGTTGGCACAAGCTCGAACCCGCGGATACGCATCGTGCCGCCGACGCTGTCCTGCTGGCGGCCAATCTTGAAGTGCGAAATACGTCCGGCATCTTCTCGGGTGAACGAAAACGGCAGCTGCGACCGCTCGACAATGCCGGACCCTTGCGGCGGAACCAGATTGATCACCTTGTTCGCATAGACAGGCTTTGACGAATCAGTCCACGGCTCATAGGCGCCGTAGAATCTAACCGATGCAGGCGATGGCTGACCCGGCGTGCCGGCCATCGACCACAGCATGTAGACGTCGTACTTCTGCCCCACGACCGCAGTATCTGCGGTGAAATGGATTTGCCCCTGCGCGTTCGGGAAGGCGTAGGTGGCCACCCCGTCGACGTCGTTGGCGGTATATGGCGAACCGGTGCTGACCGCCATTTTGGATGGCAGAATTGTGATCGTAGGGTTCGCCATATTTTTATTTTGCTTTGCTGAGAGTTTCGAGGATGCCGTCTATTCCGGCGCGTGGCATCGTGGCCAGGTGCTCGGCGGTCACGTCTTTGTTTCCAGCTCGATGGTTTTCATTCGCCCGCGCCGCTCGTACATCACCGTGGTGACGCCGAGTTCGCGGAGCATGTTCAGCGCGCGCGCATGCGTAGCGCGGTCGATCTTGCCGACGGCGCCGTGCACATACACGGTGCTGCTTGTCAGGTGGTCAACCGTGATGATCCCGTCATATGGCCGACGCGCCTCATAGCCGCCAGGCTCGGAGTACGCACGGATCGTCGAGACGGTCGTGACCATGTGAAGGTGGGTCATCGCGGCCCCCGGTTACTTCTTGGCGCGCGGCGGCTTGGCCGGCGCCGGCGCTTGGCCGTCAGCTGGGGCGGTCCAGCCCTCCGCCGTCGAGACCTCGATCAGGTCTTCGTCGTCGGTTTCGATCTCGGCACCGGCTTCGAAATGCTCCACCTCGACACCGCGATGCGCCCAGCTGAAGTCTTTTTGAGCGATCAGTTTCATTGCTGCTCCAGAATGGAAAAGGGCCGCCGCAGCGGCCCTTCCCGGGTTGATGGATTACGCCGCAGCGATCTTGAGCAGCTTGATCGCCTGGGTGTTGCGCAGCTTGCCGCCCACGCGCTTACGCACGTAAAACTTCACGAAGCCCGGCGTGGTGATCTCGTCGCGGGTAATGCGCATGCCGACACGATCGCAGATCAAGTAGCCTTCCTTGAAGTCACCGAACGCCAGTGGGAACGCGTTCGCGGCCAGCGCCGGCATGTCTTCGGCTTCGGTAATGCCATAGCCCAGGAACGTGGCCGGCTGGCCAGCGGTCAGCGCCGGCTGCCAGAGGTAGCGACCGTCGCCGTCCTTGTACTTGCGCAGCGCGGCCAGGATCAGCTTGCTGGTCAACCACTGCGCATTGTTGCGGTAGCGGGCGCGCAGCGCGTAGACCATGTCCAGGAAGACTTCCGGATTGCTCGGCAACGCAGCCGCTTGGCCCGACGCCAGGTACTGCAGCGTGCCGAAAGCGCGCGTTGCATCTGCGGTAGCCACTGGAGCCGGGCCGCCCAGGATGCCGGTAGGCTTCTTGGTGCCGTCACCACGGATGAACGCGACACCTTCACCGACGGCCATCGATTCCGACGCCGAGCTGGTGAGCCAGTCTTCGACGTTGAAGAACAGGTCGTCGAGCGATTCTTCCGACGCCTGCGGTTTGGCCGAGGCCATGCCGAAAGTCGGCGCGACTTCAACCAGGTTCGGCGTGTCGGTCTGATTGCGGGTGTCGGTCTCGCCAACCCATTCGAAGCCGGCGCCACCGATGTCGAACAGTTCCTTGTAATCGGTACTGCCGACCTGGCGCACGGTGGCGATCTGGCGGATCGGCGAGATATCTGCCGACAGGCGCGCGATCGTGCGCTCGATCACTTCAGGCAGTGCGTAACCACCGCCCGAGCCGCTGCCAACGGTCGCTTGGGTGGCACGGCGCTCGCCGGGACCGGTATTGCTTTTCGCTTCCAGCGCCTGGAACGTCTGCTGCATGCGCTGCTCGCGCGCAAAGTCACGTGGCGAGCGAATCCAATCGTACAGCGCTTCCTTGTACTCGGCTTCTTCTTGGCTCGCGCCCGGCTCGCGATCGCCGCCCGAGAATGCGCCCGGACGAGCCAGCTTGGTCTCGACCTTTTCCAAGCGGGACTTTTGCTCGGTCAGCGAATTCATCGCTTCGTCCATGCGCGCCAGCTTGGCGTCGAAGTCGGCCGTTGGCTTGCCGGACTTGATCGCCTCGATGCGATCATCGTTGGTCTTCTTGTATTCGGTGAAAGCCGTGTTGATCTTGTCGATCGCCTCGGCGACCGAGCGCAGGGTCGGCTCTTCGCGCATTTCGTACGGCACAGCGGCCTTGGCCTGGAATGCGGCGAAGTGCGCTGCCATCGTAACGGCCAGCAAGGTGGCCATGTGTTGGGTTTTGTTCATGGGTTCTTTCAGGAAGTGAGGGAAATGAGCAGCCGCTCGGCCGCCTTCATGGCTGCTGTCGCCTCATGAGCGTCCCGCTCATCCAAAGCGATGCGTTTGACCTCGGCGATCAACGCCTTGGCCGCGTCGGCCGAGAATCCTGCATCCCGCAGGGATTGCTCAGCTTGACGAATGGTTTTGATGCCGGCGACGTCGGCTGCCTTGATGCCGGTGATGCGCGACTTGTCGTTCGACGGGAAGGTGACCAGCGAGACTTCCCACAGCTCGACCTCGGTCAGCGTGCGCACGTCCGTATCCCGGTCGTATCCCCACTCCTTCGACACGAAGCCGATCGACAGCCCGTTGAGAGCGCCCATCTTCATCAGCGCATAGGCTTCGGCGCCCTTCACCGTGTCCAGGGCAAGCTTGCCTTTGATGCGCAGGCCCTTGCTGTCTTCGACCATCTCGGTCCACACACCGATCGGAACCGTCGCGTCGTGCTGCCAGAGCATCGCGGGCATGGTGCCTGCCGCGCGGTGCGCTGCCAGCGTAATTGCGTATGCGCCAGGGGCGATCACATCGTCGTAGCTATCGCGCACGCCGAACACCGAGCCGTAGCCCTCGATCGTGCCATCCTCGCCTACCGATTTCAGTTCGAAGACGATGTTGCGTACCTCGCGGCCGCCGGCACCGGACCGCCGCTCCAGTTTTGGCGGCAGTGGCTGCGCCAGGGGACGCAGCGCCGGACGCTCGAGCGTTTGCCGTACTGCATTCTCCAGCTTATTTGGTGTCGGTCGCGGCGTTGGCGTCTTCATCATCTTTTCCTTGTTTGCTGCCCTGGGTCATGTTCATGGGCGTGAGCGGTTCGTTCAGGCCCGGGAGCGGGTCCTTCCCCTCCTCGTCCCGAATCTCGTTCCGGGTGTAGATGCCCATCTCTGCCATCGTCCGCGCCCACTCAGCGCGGTCCTTCATGGAACCGGCCATCAGGTAACGGGTGTCAAACTCGCCGAACAACGGGCCGGACCCATCGAGCAGCATTTCGTCCATCCGCTGGGTCCAGTTCGTGTGCCATGGCGCCAGCGTGTGTTTCGCGTGGGCCGCGAAGAACGCCTCCGAACTGGCAAAAGTGGCTGACTTGTCGTTATGGCCGACCATGATCGGGAACACACCGTAGCCGCGGCAAATCTCCTCGATCTGCAGCCGGCGCGTCGCCACATGCTCGGCGTCCACGCCCGTCTGAGAAGTAGGAGTCCACTTCGCTCCGTTGTCGACTACCAGCGGATCGCCGTTCTTGGCCAAGCCCGAGAACTTCTTGATCCACGCAGTCAAGCGGCTGTGCTGTGTCTCGTCGAGAGCCTTGTCAACCGAATAGACACCGCTTGGCCGAAGACCGTTCTGGTGCATTGCAACCTGACTTTGTTCGGTCGCCAACGCCAGGCCGATCGCTGACCTGGCCAGCTTGACTGCGTCCAAGTTCTGCACCCAGTCCCACTGCAGGCCGTTCAACAGGAATACGTCGTCCGGGCTGAAGGTGCCGATCAGACCAAATCCGTCCCAGCATCGGTAAACCAACTCGTAGCGCGATGTGCGCTCGACTGTCCAGCTCTCGGGCGCCACTGGGATCAGCTCCCGCACCCGGTTATTCGGTCCGCGTACTTTGATCGAAAGTGCCCGTCCGACCAGGGCGGCATGCATGGTCATCTGGCGGCGCCACTCGAAAGAGGTCTGCCATTCGTTTGGCCGGCGCGCCAGGAGGCGGTACTCGGGGATATTGGTCGCTTTCTCCCTCGTCCCGTCCGGCTTTTCCCGGTAGACGTGGAGCTTGGGCGTGGCGCAACCGTCTGCGATCACCTTCACGCACGCGAGCACGGTTGACACATGCAGTGCGGTTTTCGCGTTGACGTGAACGCCAGCGATCATTGCGCCGCCACGTCCTTCAATCAAATCCATGATCTGGGCGTCGGTACGCTGGGCAGACTTGCGCCCTAAAATGCGGTCGAGGAAGTTCAATCTTTATCCCAGAATGAGGTGGTTGCGACTTCGCCGCTGATTGCCCGTGCGATACCCATGATTGCGGCAACAGGGCCGTCGATCTTCTGCTCCGGCTTTTCCTTGCGCGGATAGATGTTGTCTTTCGCGTCCAGCTTGGCCACCACGTTTGAGGCCATCCAGGTCAACAAGGGGTTACCATCGTGATGCACGCGGCCGGCCTTAATTGCGCTCTCGAATTCTTTCATTGGGAGCGACAAATTCTTGACGGTCTGTCCCACTTCCACGGCAGTGATGCCGCGCTTAGTGAGGCGCTGCTCGAGCTGGGCGGCGCGGAACGGGTCGAAAACTACCTCTTCCGGACCGTAATGCGCGATCAGCTCTAAGGTGTCTTCTTCAATCAGATCGAAGTCGATCTCGGCACCATCGTGCTGCTGCAGGAACCCCTCGATTACCCACTTCCGGTAGGCGTTCGAATTCTTCGGATCATTCTCGATCGCGTGCTCGGGGAGGTAGTAATGCCCGAACAGGTAGAAATGCTGCTTCCCCTCGATTTCCCTAACGAACATGAGCATGATTACGCACACGTCTGAACGGCTGGCCAGGTCGAGGGTGATGTAGCAGCGTTCGCCCCTGAACTGCTCCGGGCGCAGTCCAAAGTCCGCGCACTTGTTCCATTCCAGCATGTTGAGCCAGGCCGACTTGGCCGAGCACCAGATGTTCAGATGTTTTGTCTTGAAGCGGGTCTGCTTCGAGGCACTCTGCGTGGCCTGACGCTGCTGCGCCAGGAGGAAGTCCTCGTCGACGGAGATGCCGAAGTTCGGATTCGCCTTGCGCAGCACGGCGGGACTGGTCCAGTCGTCTCCGTCGTCGATCGTATAAATCAGCGCGAAGAGCTCAGGATCGTCCAGAACGCCATCGAGCACCTTCTTGGCGTCCTGCTCCTGGTCGAAGCACGGCCCGGCGATGTTGAAGCCAGCGGTCGTGATCATCAACAGCAACGGCTGCTCACGCGCACCCATACCAGTTTCCATTGTGTCGACCAGTTCGGATGTGTCGTGCTCATGGTACTCATCGACAATCGCGCAGGACGGTGATGCGCCATCACCAGGCTTGCCGATCACAGGCTCGAATCGTGAGCCGTCGGCCGGCGAGAGCAGTGCCTTCGCCCAGACCTCGGCGCCGAGCGCCTGTTGCAGCTGCGGCGTGCGCTCGAGCATTTGCTTGGCTGGCCGAAAAACCTCCCAGGCCTGCGCCTCTGTCGTGGCGCCAGAGTAGACCTCGGCGCCGAACTCGCCATCGGCTGCGAACATGAACAGGCCAATGCCCGAGCCGATGATCGACTTGCCATTCTTGCGCGGCACGGCGAAATACGCCTTGCGGTACCGGCGCCGATCATTTTTCTTGATCTTCCAACCGAAGAGCACGCAGAACGCAAAGCACTGCCATGGCTCCAGGGTAATTGTCTCGCGCTTGCGCGCCCATTTCCCTTTGGTATGGGGCATCAGCGAAAGGAAAGTGCAGACCTTGTTGGCCGCGTCCGGATCGAAGTAGTACGGGAACACCCGGCGACGGCTGGCCTTCAGCTCGTCCAAGTGCTTTTTGCATGCCAGCTTGACCCACTTGCAGGCGACGATCTTGCCCTTGACGACCGCCTGCGCATATCCCATTGCTGTGCCGACGAAATCGGCGGCCATAATCAGTGCGCCTTCTTGCTGCCCACCATATCGGCGAACGGGTTGACGGGATCCTGCTTCTTCGCCGACACGCGCGATCGATCGGCCGGGGTCATGCCGAGCACCGCCAGAGCCGTGCGAATCTGGGCGACCTGGGCAGAAGTCACCTGACTGTCCGGCAGTTTTCGGAACTGCGCGATCAAGCGCGCGGCCAGTTCGACGGCCATTCGATCGGTCGCCTGCAGCACGGTCGCCGGAAGTGCGGCGACGATTTCGTGCCATGCGTCTTTTTGGTGCTGCTTGAAATAAGTCGGCGGAGTTGGGTCGAACTCGCCGGCGGCGAAGTCATCGCGGCGGCGCGCAGGATCCTTGTCAAAGGCACCCCGCGCCTCGAGCACCGCCGAGGGGGTCCGGGGCTTTGGCATCTTTGAAACTCCTGAAGTCCGAAAGTCTGAATTGCGGAAGTAAGAAAAAAACTAGCTAGTCGGTCTAGGTCCTAATTGCCCCAAAGAATCGACTCCCCCCTCCCCTTTCCGCCTGCGTTTTGGCTTTGTGGCAGGCAGAACAGGCGGCCTGGAGGTTCGAATCAGCTTCGATACGCTCATTTGTCCAGCCGTCAGCGCGCGCTGCCGCCTTGCTGACAACGTGGTCAACCTCGCCCGCAATGAAGCTGCAGGCGGGCCCTTTGATCTGGCAGAGGCCACAATCACGCTGGAGGATGCGCTCACGGCGCTGTTGCCAGTCGTAGCCATATCCTCGCTGCGTGCTGCTCTTGTCACCGTTACTGCGAACCCACCCGGACGACTGCTTGACGTGCTTCTCGCAGTAACCTGGCGCATCGACCAGCTTGCCGCACCCAACCTTGCGGCAGATGGTCTTGGGGCGCGCCGCCATCAGCGGGTGTCGTGCGTGTGCGCTGCCGGCACTCGCGCGGCAACTTCGTCCAGCAGCAGGCCGTCGGCGCCGTAGCCCTTCGCCTGCAAGATGGTGGCTGCGCGCTCGGCTTCGCTCAGGCGCTCGCTCAGACGCCGCAGCGCCGTTTCATCGACCACATGGAAGACCATTGCGGGTTTGTTGCCCGTGACAGCTCGGATGATCTGGTCGCGGTAGCACTCGGTCGGCATGCTCACGCTAGTTCTCCCCGAAGCCCGGCACGTCGCACTCGGTAGTAGTGGCCAAGCAATGGATCCAGGTGATCGCGGCCAGGCCGATTACAGTCCACAACACGCCGAATGCCCAGCTCGGTGCGCCCAAGCGATCGAGCAGAAGCCAAAGCACGATAGCTAAGCCTATCGGGGAGCGCGTCGGCAACGATGACGACTTGATAGCGGTCTTGCGCTTCATGGGATACCTCGGAAAAGAAAAGCCGCCCAGCGCATGGTTGCGGGGGCGGCAAGTTGTGTATTTTCGGGAGAATTTAGACTTAGAAGAAGCCTAAGATAACAAAGCTGAATTCGTCAGCTTAACTAGGACAACCATGAACTTCAATTACTTCATATCTTACGATTTGAACTCGCCAGGCCAAGATTACTCAAAAATTGCGAACAAGATTGGAACTCTCGGCGCATCCGTTCGTTGCCAGAAGTCGATGTTTTACTTGCGGACAAGTAGCTCGAAAGAGCAAATCTACCAGGCACTAATGACTGTATCTGACACAAACGATTCCATCTTGGTTGTAGTCGCGTCTGATGCTATGTGGCGAAATCTCTTGCCAGGAGCAGCTGATTTCATTATCAAATATTGGAATGCCTGAGGTAGCCTGAGACTGTGATAAAAAGCCTAGGCGCTCGACGCTTGGGCTTTTTATTCAGACGTGCGAAAGCACCAAAGGCAGGGGTGCTGTCGCGAGTTCCGGTTATCGGTGGCGCTTGCGCGCACTTTACGAGGCCGGAAGAATGTAAGCGCTTAGTTTACACGAAACGCTGTTTGGATACACAGTATTTCAGCAGCGCGATCAGGCCGGTTGCATTCGCATCTTGGCGCTGGCACGCGACGCATGGCTGTCGGCGATGCTGTGCAGCTCACTCACCATGTTCAGTGTGTGCTCGCGGACGAAGCCGGCCGGCATCACCAGCGGGGCCTTGCCTGATCCGGCGCAGCACTTGCATGCGCGCGCCTCGGCCACTCCGGTACCACCACATGGATCGCACAGGCCATTCAGCCAGTAAGCCAGAGAATTCTCTGCGACAGTACGGTACAGCTTGATCGCCGCTTCCGCATCCCATGCCGTGTTCTCTGGCACCCATCGGCGCGCGCGGCCGCGCTTCATCACTTCGGCCGTCCATAGGGCTAGCAAACGGGCCAAAAGCAACACTCCGCTCTCCAGCACAATCGCATCGCCCTGCAGCGCCTGGCGGCAATCAGCCTCGCGGTTCGCGTCCTTCTTGCGGATTGCATGGACCAGTGCCTTCTCGACCAGGTCGCGCATTGCGACCGCGTGAGCCATGTTCTGGGTCGCCGTGCCGGCGTACTTCGCACGGTGCAGTAGCGCGCCCAGGTCGCCTGTCGAAGTCGATGCCAGCGCCGACGCAATAAGCGGCTCTGCTTGGCAATGGCGCTCATCGTCCTGCAGGCTCGATGCGCTCAATGCGGTGATATAGCGGTCAACGAACCCCATGATTTAACACTCTTTAAAGACGACCATAGCAGCGTAGCACATAGCACCTAATTATTTCCATTGGTAATGTATTTATTTTTTACATTGTTGTGGGTAAACGTCAGGTGTCGCGCTTTCTTACATGTTTACCCAAAGGTTTAGCAGACATTTGACTAACTAGCTGTTCTTAATGAATATTTTCCGGTGGCATAGATGTTGCGTATTTACAAACTGCAGCACGTTGTTCAATTCCAAAACAATTTTTTAACAAGGGGAAATTTATGAAGCTCGCGCCTGTCCTGAAACGAACTGCAGTTGCGCTGACATTTGCTTTGGCAACCAACTATGCCGGTGCCGGAGTTGTCACTTTCAGTGGTTTGACCAATTTCAGCAATTACAGCGAAGACGGCATGAACATGGTTTCATCCAACGTCTGGAACTGGCCTGGGCAAAATATGGCTCACATGGACCAGAGCAATGCTGTCTTCTCGTTGGCCAGCTCTGCACTGTTCAATTTAAGCAGCGTCGCTATGATCTCGGATGGTGGGAACGGCCCGGCGCGTTTTTCCGCATACTCGGGCGGAAATTTGCTCGGCTTCGTCGATATTGCTGGCAATGCTGGCACGTACAATTTCGGCGCACTCTTCACTAATATCGACGAGTTCCGCGTCAGCGTCGTCAGTGATCATTTCACCTTCGACGATGTCGCGTGGACAGACGCCGTTACTGAAGTACCTGAGCCAGGAAGCCTGGCTCTGCTGACGCTCGGCGTTGCTGCACTCGCCTCTCGCCGCCGCAAGCTTAGCTAAACAAGACGACTGGCTCACGCACCCCGACTTGTCCGTGGGCCAGCATCTTCATGGTTCTATCGAATTTCTTCAGTACAGTCATCCCCTCGCTTGCTGCTACCAGCAACTGCAGGCACCGACATCAGCTACCCAATTTCTGCTGATCATTAATCAAACGTAGAGCCTGTATCCAATGAGGTGCTTCACGAGTCTGTGTCATTTTTGTGGCACAGTCGTAGGAAACTTCCATATCGTAAGGTATGATCGATCTGTCTACTTGAAGGTCTTTAATCAGAAGCCAACAGAGGTCAAGATGTGGGAATGTGTGAATTTTACGCATCTAATTTATCTAAATTTCTCACACCTAAGAATTTTACAGACGCCTCTAAGAGCCGACCACGCACTGAGAAGTAGACTTAGCTCTCTATCAATTTAATCAATTACCGTGCCCTCATGACAATCAAAACTGATGCTTTTGCGCGCTTTTTTTCAGGTCACCCTGAGCAGGCAGTTTTAGCCGACGCCCTCGATGAAGCGTTCGACGTTACATTCGGAAATCAACATGGTGGTCAGTTCGCTTGGATTCTAGAGCCTAAGAGCAATATAGCTGAGCGCTTTGGCTTGCAAAAAGAAGTAATTGCTTTCTACTCTCCGCATTCAAAAACCGATGCGCGAATGCTAACAAACATCGAAAACTTTTCATCTGCTCCCGATTTTCGGCATAGGGTGGATAAAGTTGTAGCAATTATTATTCATGAGGGCGATCCTCAGGCTGCAGTTGAATTGTTTGAGCAGACATATGACTGGATCATCATTTGTATACATGCAGATGAATTGCGTGACAAACACCGCGGCGATTTTTTTATAAGATCAAGGCTTGCGGAACGCATAGGATCGTTTGATCTTTTTGGTATGTCGTCACCGATTAAGCACGATAAATATTTTTTCGGACGTGATTCTCTTGTACAAGAAGTCATGCAAAGAATTACCGTACGTCAAGAAAATTCCGGAATATTCGGCTTACGAAAAACAGGGAAAACTTCAATATTATTTGCTCTACAACGGCGACTTTTTGAGCACAATGTCGTAGTTGAATACATGGACTGCCAAGGCCCTGGGCTTTACGGGTCACGCTGGTGGCAACTGCTAGGCGAGGTTTCGAACCGGCTGCAAATTACGCTCGAAACTAAATATTCTATAAAAATTAAGGATGACGGAGTTTATGACAAAGACTCCGCAGCCAATAGCTTCAATCGATTTATAAAGCGAATCAACGGGTACGAAAAGATCAAACAAATATGCTTATTGTTCGATGAAATTGAATTCATTACCCCAACGATTAGCAATGCACTTGGGCAACACTGGGACGATGATTTCGTACCTTTTTGGCAGACTATTCGATCAGTTTCGCAAGAGGTCGCTGGCAAGCTAGTCTTTATTGTCGCTGGGGTTAATCCATCTTGCGTAGAGCGCCCACATTTCGGAAAAATTCAAAACCCGATATTTCAACTCGCAATACCTTACTATTTAGAGCTTCTTCCTCGTACAAGCGTGAGGGAAATGATCCGTTCAATTGGAAAATATTCCGGCTTTTCTTTTGACGAGAAAGTTTATGACCTTTTGAAAAACACCTACGGCGGACATCCATACTTGGTCCGACTAGCCTGTAGCGAGGTTGTTCGTTCGAAAGGTGCTGTTTCAACAGATAAGAAGGTAAGTATTTCATGTAAAGACTTCATAGACCAACGAGACCGAATTCGCGTTCGACTCGCCCAACCTATCAAAGATATCCTACTTTCCTTGGTATGGTGGTACCCAGAAGACTACGAGTTGCTGTTGATATTAGCTGATGGCGATACTGCTTTTGTTGCCGATTATCTTAAGCAAAGTCCAGGCGAAACGGTCCAGTTTGTGCGATACGGATTGGTAAAAGAAAAAGACGGAACATTTGCAATTGATGACCTCCACGTTTTTCTACAAGAAAAAGGTGCTTCATACAAAAATGAAATATCTCCGTTTAAACGAGGGGATCTACCCCCAGAGGTTCTGCCTGAAACTGCTGACTTGACCGATCTCGCACTGCTCTTTACAAAACGAACAGAGATTGAGGTTGCACTTAGGAAGTATTTGATTACAGTTCTTGGTTTTAAGTTTGGTTTCGATGATTCAAAAATTTCGGAAAGAATTGCAAAGGGCTTGCGTACACGGCCAGGAATGGCAGATATCAGTCAGTTATTTGTTGGCCGCAGACCACAAGATGCAATCAATGAATTGTTTTTGTCTGATTTAAAACCGCTGTATAAGGCGAATTGGGATGATCTTGGGCCGGTTTTCGAAAAAAAGATTGATCGCTTTGAAATGAATATGGATACAATCAACATTGCACGTCGATATGAGGCCCATGCAAAGCCTGTCCCGAAAATCGATAAAGATGATTTTGTTAACAGTTATTCTTGGTTTAGAACCAGACTTAGCAAAGTTCCAAACCTCTTTGATTCCTGATAGTGAGGTAGATGATTCTGGAAATTTTAATGAATGGAACATTGATTTAACCAAGCTTTAATTTTTCCTGCTAATTTATAGCTTCGCTGACATGCCGATACGCTCTTGAGCTTGAGCGGCCGCATCTAGGTTACTTTCCAAATACCCCAATGTGGTCGTAAAACTCTTGTGCCTCATAACACGCTGCACCGTCTGAATCGGCACTCCTGCTTCGGACATAAGCGTGGCGAACGTCCCACGAAGCCGATGAGGCGTGATGTCCTTCACCGCGCAGGTTTCGTTAGCTCGCCTTATTGCCTGGCGGGCAAAGCCTGAGGAGAAAGCTCGGCCATCCGGCTTTTTTACGATCAAGCCAGCAGGCTGTCGGCGTGACTGCAAGTGCTCGCGCAGCCATCCTGCCATCGGTACCGGCTCGGCCTCCCTCCCCTTCGTGATGCCTGGCGTGTATGTCTTTCGCGCCCAATCGATCCACTCCCAGCGCGCGCTGATCACCTCACCCTCGCGCAGGCCCAGCCCGAACATCAGCCGCACGGCGGTGCCGATTCCCGGCGCGTGCGCGGTGGCCTCGTCGACGGCGGCGAACCACGCGCGCGCGGCCTCCAGCGGCAGGATCGAGCGCGGCCGCTTCTGCACCTTGAGCATGGGCACGTGCCACGGCATCGCCGCCAGCATGCGACGCTTGACCGCCCACATGGTCAGCAGTTTGACGATCCGCAGCCAGTGGTTCGCGCTGGCCGGCTTGTGCGTCAGCAGGTACAGGTTGCGCGCCATCTCGACGTCCAGCGTGGTGATCTCGTTAATCGATTTGGCGCCCAGATCGAACATATGCAGGCGCTGGAACAGCTCGACGCTGCGGATGTGCGCGGCGCTGGACACTGGCCGGTGCACCTCGATCCAGGCCTGCGCCAGCTCGGCCAGCGTCGGCACCGGCTCGCCGCCGTTGGCGCGCAGTACCGCGGCGTCGTACTCGCGCTGTGCCACCTGCTCTGCGGCGCGCCGGCTGGCCAGCCCAGTGCTGCGGCGGTAGCGCACGCCGGCTACCTGGAAGCGGTAGTGCCAGACGCCACCGCGCTTGAAAACATTCGCGCTCATGCGTCGAACCTTTCTCGGCCACGGCCGCGCGGTGCGGCCGGCGACGGCGTGCCGCCGGTCCACTGCTCGAACCTGCAGGTGGATCCTTCGAACCGGAGTGGGATGTCACCCAGCGCGCCGCTGCGCTGCTTCCGGATCAGCACTTCGGCAAAGCTGCGTACGCCCTCGTTTTCCGGCTCGTACATTTCGGGCCGGTGCACCAGCATCACGATATCCGCGTCCTGTTCGATCTCGCCCGAGTCACGCAGGTCGGACAGCATCGGGCGCTTGTCCGGACGGCCCTCGACCTGGCGGTTCAGCTGCGCCAGCGCGATGACTGCGACGCCCAGCTCCTTGGCCAGCGCCTTGAGCCCGCGCGAGTACGAACCGATCTGCTCATGCCGCTTATCCCCCTCCCCACCCGTCATCAAGCCTAGGTAATCGACGATGATGACGTGCAGGCCGTGGCGCCGCTTCCATGCCTTCGCCTTCATCCGCAGCTCGAGCAGCGTGATGGCCGGAGTGTCGTCAATTGCAAAACGGACATCGTCGAGTTTGATAACGCCGGCGGTCACACCCGCCCAGGCCGCAGAATCCTCCGGGCCAATCTGGCCGAGAATCGATGACAACGCGACGCGCCCGCGGTTCGCCAGCGCACGACTGGCGATCTCCTGCCCTTCCATCTCCATGCTGAAATTCAGCACGCTGTAGTGCTCGGCCATGTTCAAGCCGATGTCCGATGTCAGCGCCGTCTTGCCCATCGAAGGTCGGCCGGCGACGATCACGAGCTGGCCAGGCCGCAGACCGCCGTTGAACAGCCGGTCGAAAGCGGGCATGCCGGTAGACATGGCGATCGAACCCCCGTCAGCCCGATCGCTGATCCCGTCCACCACGCAGCCCAAGATCTCGCGGATCATCTTCGGCTCGTTGCGCACGCGGCGCTCGGCCAGCGTGGTAACCATCGTCTGCATCGCATCTAGGATCTCGTCGGCCGACCGACCTTTCGTGTTTTGCGCCAGGCCGCTGATTGAGTCCGCCACGTGCATAACGCCGCGCAGCAGCGCCCGGTCGACCACGATGGCCACGTACTTGCCGACGTTCGCCGCGCTGGGCACGGTCTGCGCCAGCTGGTTGAGGTACTGGCCCAGGCCATCGGTGAACGTCCCACCGCGAGCGCTCAGGCCCGCCCAGACGCTCACTGGGTCCGCGGGCTGGCCTGCCATCACCAGCCGCATGATCTCGGTGTAAATCGCGCGGTGATCCTCGCGAATAAAGTGCTTCGCCTGTAGGTCGCCCATCTTGTCGACGCAGTCGTTCACGCGAAGCAGTGCGCCCAGTACCGCTTGCTCTGCCTCGATCGACTGTGGGGCGCCGACGTTCTCTGCCATGTTGCTCATGCTGCTTTCCTATCGTGTTGGCCGCTTGTTACGTCGGCGAAGCCTTTGCGGCTGATGATCCAATCGAACTTCGCGTGCGGCGGGATGGACGTGTTGTCTCGCACCCAAGGGAAGTACCGCTCGACAAAGCCCGGCTTCTGCGAGAACGTGACAAATTCCCTAATCGCTGCAGCGCGGGCTGGCACGAAAAGATCGGCCGACACGTCACCAAGCTGGGCGCCGAGCGCGCGATTGAAGGCGTCGATCACCGCAAGCTCATCAGCACTGTAGGCAGCCTGCACTTCGTCAAGCCAGCCTTTCGCATTTAGCCACGAAGCTGGGTGCGGTACGAACTGCGGATCCACCCAACCGCCCGACGCCACTTGCAGCGCCAGGCTTGCCAGCATGTCGTTCAGCAGCTCTTCGCTCGGGTTCAGCTGAGCGAAAGCCTTCTCGGCGACACCACGTGACCGCTTCTTTGGATATGCAGCGTAGAAGCGCTCGAACCTGTCAACCAGGTCGCCAGCAAGTCCCGTCTTGGCCCGGCCTTTTCGGCCTGCTGGGGTCTCGCCAACTTGATCCTGGTCCACCTGCTGAGCGCAAGATCTTTTCTTTTGGTGGTTTTCTTTTGGAAGGTTTTCTTTTGTGTGTCCCAAATCGGGACTATCGACCTGTCCCGATTTGGGACTACCCTCTGTCCTGATTTGGGACATGTCCTGATTTGGGACTAGTCCCGATTTGGGACTAGCAAAGCCATCGTCCGTCGCGTCAATCGGCTGAGTCTTCAGCCGATCAGCGCCTACCCACTTCCGGTGATCCTTCTGGATGCCGACGATCATGCCGTATTCCCCCTGGCGCTTCGTGATCACGTTGCGGGCCGCCAGGCCGTTCAACGTAGTGGTCACGTGCTGGCGCGCGACGCCGCATATGGCGCCGATCTGCGAGGCTGACATGTCGTCCGTCTTGCGGCCGTAGCCGTAAGTCTTGCGGATGATCGCGAAGACGACCGACTGCTCGCGGAGCGAGAAGCCGAAGCCCAGGATCGCCTCGAGAAGCTCGTTTGCGATCCTAGTGAAGCCGTCCTCGAGCTGCGGCGTGCTCATGCAGTGGACGCCCCTTCTCTGGCTGCCTTCGCGCACGCAGCGCGTAGCCGGCGCCGGGCCGAGTAGACCTTGCGCCTAGCAGAAGCCAGCGCCTGCTTCTCGTTCTTGGTGTACGCGATGATGCCTATGTGCTCGTGGTTGCGCGGGCTGAGCGCACCGATGATGACCCCGTGCTCACCCTCGAATTGGCGGATCTTGCGCACGTAGATGGCATGTAACTCGGCGGCGGCCTGCTCGGAACGCCACAAATCGACTGCAAGAGTGCCTGCACTAATCAATGTAAGCAGTTGCGGGATTCGGGCATGCGAAGGCAGTACGCCTGCCGCACTTCTGGCGGCGATATGATTGCTTGTCATCGAGATCCTTCAGTGTCCAGTTTGATCGTTCGCTTGGTCGCTAATGCACAATCGCTGGCTCTGTAGGCCTAAAGCGATCAATACACAGACGGTAAAGTCACCATATAAAGCACCGTGCTTTATTCAGAATACATCACCGTGCTTAATGAGGTCAAGCACGGTGATGCATATGGGCGAAAAAAAAGCCAGCGGGCGCTGGCTTCAATCAGATTCGGTGGATGCGTTATTTCTTCGTCATACCTTCAAGCATGAGCTCCGTTTTTCTCGCTAATTCATCATGCTGAGTCTTTAACAGAGCAGCTAAACCAGCAACATCTATCGCAAATTCGTCAAGTTTAAGCACCTTAGTGCCAGTGTGAATGAGCTGGTCCAGTCCCCCTGCAGCCTCATCTGGCCATTCCGGCATGTCCGGGTGATCCTTCAGTCTCTGAAGCGTCTGCAGGTAGCGCACGAAGTTAGTAGCAACGTGATAATACCTTAGTGATTCGAGCTGAGCCTCCGTAAGCCGCATCTCAAGTCGAGACAGCAAAAACAATGCCTCTCCACTACTTTTTTCAGAGGAAAATGAGCTGCGCAAACGCTCCACAGTCTCAGCAGTAAGCGAGCGATTGTTAGCTGTAGCAGCAGTTTCAAGCATTTCCTTGAGATCTGCAGGTAATCGGAGGTTGAGCTGAGGGTCTTTGCGAGTCATGTTGCAATACTAATGCATCACCGTGCTTGACGCAAGTAAAGCACCGTGCTATCTTGAGCTCAAATAAAGCACGGTGCTTCATTTTTCCAACTCACGATGATGCGGGAATACTTGTTATGACAACTGCCAAAACCAATCGAGCTTCAGAGCAATTCACCCTCCGTTTTCCCGATGGCATGCGAGACAAAATTAAGCGGATGGCTGAGGCAAATCGCAGAACTGCGAATGCAGAGATCATTTTCCTGATCGAACAGGGAATTGAAGCTGCACGTACGCCTGTATTATCGGGTAATGGTGCAGCATGAGTGCGCTCGTTACGATCAACGGCATTGACTTGGCACCAGTCGAACTCCGCGGCGCTCGGGTCATGACCCTGAGCATGATGGACGCCGCGCACAAACGGCCGGCCGGCACGGCGCGCCGCAATTTCAATGAGAACAAGACCCGGCTCATCGAAGGCGAAGATTTCTTCAAGGTCCGTGCCGACGAAATTCGTACGCACAAAATTTGTGCGATTTCGAGCAAAGCCCACGAGGACATGATCCTACTGACCGAAACCGGCTACTCGATGGTGGTGAAGAGCTTCACCGACGACATGGCCTGGGAGATTCAGCGCCAGCTCGTGCGCTCCTATTTCAAGCCAACCCGGGCGGCTGTCGCGGCACCTGACTTCAGCGACCCGATTGCGATGGCTCGCGCCTGGGCTGATGCGAAGCAGGCCGAGCGAAACGAGGCGGCGCGCGCTGACTTAGAGGCGGCCCAACGCGAACAGCTGGAGCATCAGGTGGCTGAGTTGGCGCCGGCAGCGGCTGGCCTCGAGCTGATCGCCGGCGCCGACGGCACGATGTGCATCACCGACGCGGCGAAGACCCTGCAGATGCAACCGTACAAGCTGCGCGACGCGCTGCTCGAGATGAAGTGGATGTATCGCCGACAGGGCAAGGCTGGGTACGTCGCCTATCAGCCGACGATTCATTCTGGCTACCTCATGCACAAGGTAGCGAAATATGAAGACCCCGAGACTGGCGAAAAGAAGAGTAACGCGCAGGTGCTCGTCACGCGGAAGGGCCTGGCGAAACTGGCCAAGTTGCTGAGTCGTTCGCCACCGCCGCCGAATTCTCAGCCGCGCCAGCTCAACTAGTCGGCAGCACCCCAGAAACAACAAAGCCACCCGGTGTTCTAGCACCGGATGGCCCCTTACGCCCTGAATCTTTGGAGATACACAATGGCGAATCATAAGTGTAAAACAACCGGTTTACTACCGTCAACATTTATCGTTGACATGTGGAAAATCGACTACGACGCGTTCCGGCATTATCCGGGCGATGCTGAAGCGTTCACTGAAGCCACTCTGCTCGGTCCGCTTTTCCTTGATGGTAGCAACCTAGGCTTGGGCAGCATGAGTCGACGCGTCTTCATAAAAGTATTGGACAGCGCGGGGACGGCTATAACAACCCACTCCCCTGAGGCCGCTCTCTTCTTGGCAGAACACTTCGTCCCGACTCACAAGCAAACCCTCTTGGCCGCTGCCGCACTGCATTACGGACTTGACGCGAATGCACTGCAGGGGCGGCCACATGAATAAGCGCCTCCACCCTGCCGCCGAGCAGCCGTTGCGTGCTCCTGCTATACAGCTTGTCGGCTTTGAATGTGGCGTGCGCGTCGGGCCGCCCATCGTCCACGCGGTTGCCCCTGGTGAGATGTTCGGCGTGTCACTTGCAGGCGCAATCGAGATGATCGATGAGTTCGCGGAGCCCGGCCGCACGCTGCTGTTAGACCTGCAAAGTGCGCTTTCTCGCTTGGCAGCTCTACATCCGAAATCGCCACTGCTGCACCGTACTGCTGACGTAAAAACCTGCCCTACAACTGAACAGAAAGAGCAACCCCATGAGCCTCGCTAACCCATACTTCAAATTGGCCGAACGGGCTCCGCATGAGTTGGCCAGCCTGCTGGAAAACTTGCCGCCGCAACGTGTTGGCGCCAAGCTGGCTGGCGACGAGCTGCTAATGCTTAACGCTGCGATCGATCACGCTGCCAACTACAACAACGCGCTTCTCGATGGCATTGAGGCAATCGGTCAGCTGCTCTTCTCAGCGGCAACAAATGAGCGTGCCCCACTGGAACGTAGTACGGCAGCGAGCCTCGGAACGTTGCTGTCTGCCCTCGCTGTGCAGTCTCAGTATTTGCAAGACTTCACCTCGGGCGCAGAGGGCACACTGGCGCGTAGTGGAGGTGCCGCATGAGCAAGCATTTCGTGAAGGACGGTGACCAGTACTTGCTGACGCCAGCTGCGGTTCTCCTGATGATCTCGGACGAAATCCAAAGCGCCGACAATACGATGGCCGGCAAGGAGCGCTTCGTTCGAATCATCAGCCAGATCATGGAAGTGGCGCGCCGGATGAGGTTCGAGCAGGCGGACAGCCTGGAGACGATGCTGCTGTTCGGAGCAGATCCAGCGCAGCTGCTGGCCGTGTGTGACGAGCTGGTGCATCACATTGGTGGCTGGGTGGTGCTTGCCATCGTGCGGCGAGTCGCAGCCACCGGCCATCAGGTAGGTGAAGCATGAGCGCCGGCACCAAACCAGGCAGCAACGTTGGACCGCGCGTGGACGGCGTCGACGTGGCCCAGCTGCTGCGCGACATCGGCGAGGCCAGCGCCAACCAGAGCGCGGTGGAACTGTTCCGGCTGTGCCTCGGCGCGCAGCGCGTGCTGGCCGCAGTGGTCGACAATCGGGTGCAAGCATGAGCGCCATCGATAAGTACGCTGCCTACGTGAAGAGCTGCTGGACTCGCGGCGTTCTGCCCTGCTCGCTCGAGTCATTCAGCGAAACCTTGCGCCTGGAAGTTCGAACCTGGCGCGAGAGGATCGGCGCAAAGCCGGACTTTCCGCTGCACGCGCCGACTGACGTCGAACGCGCGATGGAGGCAGAGATCGCTGAGCTGCGAGACCCGGCCGTTGCGCGCGCACCGGCACCCAAGTCGGCGACGGGCAGCAGCCACCAGATCGTGGTGGGCGGCCAGCGCGTGAGCATGGGCGTGCTGCTCGACCTGCAGCGTGACGCCGCGCGGTACCGGTGGCTGCGCGACAAGGCCGACAGCATGGCGTGCACGGCGGCGCCAATGGTGGCCAGTCTCGACGCCGAAGGCCGGGTGCTTGGCCTGATCGATGGCGACGAACTGGACGCAGCGGTCGACGTCGCAATGGCGCGCCAGAAAACGAAGCGAGCGGGGAACAACTAATGACGACACCAAAACAATTCCTGCGGCTGCCGGCGGTGATCGAGCTGGTCGGAAAATCGCGCACGGCGATCTACCGCGACATCCAGGCGGGTATCTTCCCGGCACCCATCCGCATCGGCGTGCGCTCGGTTGCTTGGGACTCGACCGCGATCGAAACTTGGCAGCAGGCTCGGATCGACGCGTCGGCCGGAGCGGCACCCGCATCGAACAGTGCCACGTAG